GCTCCGGCCTGAGTGAGATCACGTTGGCGCAATTGCTTGGCGCGTTCGGTCTTGAGAGCAAAGACAGGCGCATCGGCAAAGGCCGCAAGAATTCCAAGGTGCTCAAGGCATGGTCGGCCAGCGAGATCAACGCGATCAAGCTGTAGCCTGCCTAGTCCCCCTTCCCCGCTGTAAAGGCCCGTCCCCTGCGATGGGCCTTTTCCTTTGTACGCGTGCGTTACTTGCCCCCGCAAAGCCTGCGATAAGTACACGTGATACCCCATAATCAAAACTTATGAACCGTGCGCCACTTCCGGCGATATGACTCGAACGACAGTGGAAAATTGGGGGGCGGTGGGAGTCTCGTACTTGACGCTGACAAGAAAATGAAACCCTACATTATTTGCTTGACTTTTTACCAAAAGTGTGCTAGGCTCTCTTCATTAAATGCGCCTATCCCGGCAAGAACGTGAAACAAGGGGCGGGCCATAATGTTTAAGTGTACAGTACTGGTACAGAAAAAATATGTAGCAAGCCCTCATGGTTCGACTCCATGCTGCCCTTATTAGGGTGTGTATTGGGCCGGGAAGCTACTCCAGTTTAATTCTTTATGTAAACCTTCGCTCTCGTGGCTCTGCGTAAGTGCGCCACTCCCGGCACACGATCATGGAACCTTCCCTCCAGCTATTCATGCTCCTTCAGCTTGAGCGAATCAATCAGAAACCTACAGTTCACGCTACGGGACCCAAGAAGCCTACCCTGGCAGACCAAGATCTTGGGAAACGTACAGCGTAAGTAAATTTACTTATGGCCAAAGCCGAGCTCCCAGTTAAACAGAGAGACTTCTTCAGCAAGGTCCGTATCGCCCGTGAGTTGCTCAAGGAGAAGTCCGAAGAGATTCTCAAGGAGTATTTGGACGTTGTGCAGAAGGCCAAGGATGCGGGGGACTATGAGACTGCTGCCAAGTCGCTCCAGTGGCTTATTGAACATATGCCAGCGGACGAAGAGGGCGGTAGACTGGTTGAACAATCCGTGGACAAGAAACAGGAAGTCGTGCAGACTGGCCCCACAGGACCAGCCATCCAGATCGGCATTCAAGTTGGCGGGGTGGGACAGAAACAGCTTCCCAAGCCCAGTGAGCTACCAGCAATCACTACGGAGATTATAGATAGTGAGCTATAAGGTTTCCAATTACTTGTTCGGATTGTTTCTCACAAACCTATTGAACCTCTTCGAGCTAAAGTGGCGTTGTCACCCCACCAATATCCATTTACCTAAACCATGTGCAAACCAGTAGAACGCTGCGAGAAGCACCCATTACACAGACTTCCTTGTCCGCTGTGTGTAAAAGATTACAACAAATATCGGGAGATCGTTACGGCTTTCGTAGACGCCATCCTAGACAAGCTTAAGGAGAAGGATGGACGGTAAACTCGTAGTTACGCTCCCGGATGGCTCTCCACACATAATGTATGAGCCTACCTCCGATAAGCACCTATGGTTCCACCAAGCGACGGTCAAGAACCTGTTAGCGTATGGGAACCGAGGCGGGGGTAAGAGCCACCTACTCCGTTACGATGCCCACATGCGGGCCTTGAGCGTTCCAGACGCCAACCTGATTCTTATCCGTAGCACGTACCCCCAGTTGCTCCGGTCCCACCTAATCCACATCGCCAAGGAAATGAAGATGCTGGGCGGGGACTACAATAAAACGGAGCATATCGCGTATTACCCAAATGGCTCCAAGCTGTTCTTCTCGCATGTAGCCACAGAAGCTGACTCGCTGGACCTTCTCTCTGCAGAATTTATCGCAGCCTACTACGACGAGTTGTCCACCATTCAGTGGGACTTCTTCGTTAAGCTCTGCGCATCAGTTCGTATCGGCGGCAAGCTGAAAGATATGGGCCTTACCGGTGTCGTTCGGGCAGCGACTAACCCGTTAGGCCCTTCAGCTGCTGAAGTGTTCTCTTACTTCGTGAATAAGGATGTTGAGCCGGAGGATGACTCGGATTATGATCCGGCAGATTGGGACAGCATCCGAATTCAGATGGAAGACAATCTCCATATTGACCTTGAGGACTACCGGAAGCGATTTGCTGGTATGCCCTCCTATCTTAAGAAGGCATGGCTGGATGGTGAATTTGCCCTGGAAAACCAATTGTTCGACTTCAGGCCAAATCGCGAAGGCAAACCCTATCACGTCATTAAAGACATGCCCACAATCAATGGTAAACCACTTGTAGGAATCCAATGGTAGCTAAATGGCTTATACTAATATTCACCTTATTCTCGCTCGCCTGCGCTACTACAACCTCGCCTACGCTTGCACTGCTAGGGCAGTTAACATTTGCTCAATCAGCTAGCATTGTTGAGCAATCATGGGTTATAGAAGGAGATTCCCATGCCTATCTACTTAAACCTATGGTCGCTTATGCAGAGTCTCGCGGCATTCCAGTATACTTCATTAATAAATTAGAAGTGGATGGGGAACCAGTAGCTGGTGGTTATTCCCGCAAGAACCGTAAGATTTACCTGGGCGCCACGCTCGCACCAAACATGCAGGTTGCTACGTTGGCGCACGAACTTGGACACTCGTTTGCATTCAAGGCATTGGTTCCCAATACCCCAGTTTCAGAAGTTTACGCAGAAGTTATCTCTTGCATGGTCACGGAAGCTTTTGGGTTGGATACCAAGAAACAAGCCTTTGCTTACATTATTCACGCCCAGTACGAAGGCATCTACGCTATGCAATTGTACAGTAAGGAAATTGAAGCGGCTGTGAAAGAGATTGTGGAAGGTATCAGGAGTTTTCAATAGTGGAGTGGTTTCAGGACGAATCAGTTCAGATTTACCGGGGTTTCGACCTTGGGTTCTTCCCGGACCCAGCATATTGCGTCTGGATTGCACACATTGGGAAACGATTCATCGCCTTCAAGGAAGCTCTTTGGTATAAAACGGTAGCGCCTGACATTGCGAAGAATATTATCGAGGAATCTGAAGGCATGCGTGTTGCGATGACCTACTGCGATCCAGTCATGGATATCAAGACTGCAGCAGACGTACGCAGTATCAGAGAAATCTTCGAAGAGCACGGGGTTCCAATGGAAGCCAGCGTGAATAACCGTGAGCACTACGCCCACGCTGTACACACGGCGTTGCAGGAAGAGGTAGAGCCCGGAATCCCACGTTTACAGATTCTGGACAGAGTCCCCGGTCCCGGTAATCTAGGTTGCCCATACTTAATCAAGACAATTCCTCAGATGCGTTTTGATCCCAAACATCCCCTCCGCATGGCAGATAGCAAGAACGACCACGGAGTTATCGCACTCGCATATTTCTTAATCAGTTCTGGGGGCATGGAACGACGCAGCGTCACGAGCACCTATCGAGTTCCTAAATGGATGCGTCCAAAGGAAAATAAACAGAAGGACAAATTTCTCGGTTATTCCAGAGTGTAGGATAATAGAATGGTAGAAAACGTAGAAACAACAAATAATGCTGCAGTCCCCGGAGTTCCTGAACCAGCCTCAGCAAAAAATCAGGACGCGGAGCAGAAAAAGCGCTGGGCAGAATTCAGGCAGCGGATTGAGACCACTAAGTCTTACCGCAAGAAGCTTGTACGCAATTGGTCAACAAATATTGACTTCAGGCGCGGTAAAAGCTTCTCTTCACAAGGTGACGATGATTCGGTTGCCATCAACTTGGATTGGAGCTATACGAAGACGAAGCAAGCTGCGCTGTTCTCACAGGTGCCTAAGGTTCGTGTTGCACACCACCCAGAATCATTGCAAATGGAAGGACTCCACGCCTACGAACGCAGGTTGAATGACAATCTTGTAAAAGCGGGCATTGAAGCGGCGATGGATGAAGTTATGCCAGACGTCATCAACGCTGCAGGTATTGGTGTTGTGCTAGTATCTTATGAAGCACTTACTGAAGATAAAGAACTTCCCTCCATTGATTTGTCTATCTTCCCGCCAGAGATTCAAGCCAAAGCACTACAGACTGGTAACTTGTTTGGTGCTCCGATCCCAATGGAAGTTGTTCCTATGACTGTTGACAGACGTTATACAGTCCGGCGCATCTCTCCTGCTGATTTCTTATGGCCAACCGATTTTACCGGCTCAGATTTTGATAACGCTGCTTGGCTCGGATACTCTGGGCGTATTCCTTGGGCAGAGGCAGCCTCACGCTTCAAATTGTCAGAGGAAGACAAAGAAAAGGTGCTTACAGAAGATCGTACGTACCTGGATAGGCTCACAGAGGATATAGACAAGGGTACATCACATCATGACGATAAGGTAGGATTCGATGAAATCTTCTACCATGAGCATCAGTATGACACTAACGCCAAGTCCTTCAGCACCATTCATCATCTAGTATTCCTGCACGGAAAAACGGAACCAGTCATTGACGAGCCGTGGAAAGGTCAGATGGTGAATCCAGATAACCCAGCGCAGGTGCTTGGCGCCTTGAAGAAGCCTATCCGAGTGCTTACCCTTACTTATCTAAGTGATGAGGATATTCCACCCTCCGATTCTGCCGTAGGACGTCCCCAGATTATTGAACTGAATCGTGGACGTACGCATGTAAACAAGCAGAGAGCACGTAACGCTCCGTGGACATGGTTCGACGTGAACCGCCTAGACCCAGCCATGCAGGTTGCACTCATGCGCGGGACGTGGCAGCACGCGATCCCAGTACAAGGCGATGGTCAACGAGTGCTCGGTACTGTGCAACAGCCAGCACTACACCCGGAAAACTATAAATTTGATGAGATTGCCAAACTTGACTTACAGGAAATCTGGACTATCGGCTCCAATCAACAGAGTTCAGGTTCTGGTGTTGAGACAAAAGGTGAAGCCAACATCATTCAGAACAACTTCCAGACCAAAGTAGGTCGGGAAAGGGCGCGGGTTGCCTCGTTCTTCGTAGGTATCGCTGAAGTGCTTGGCGGGATGATGTGCTTGTATGAAGATCCTACAAGCTTCGGGGAACAATTTGATCCAACAGCACTGGTTGATAAACTGAGTTTCAGCATTCTGGCAGATTCCACAGTGCTTGTGGATTCACAGCAGCGTCTAGAGCGCCTCAACAACTTCCTCAACACTTACGCCAAGTCTGGTTGGGTAGCCATTGAGCCAGTCCTAAAGGAAATTGCTACGCTTGTCGGTTTAGACCCCAGCGCTGTGATTCGTGCGCCAGAGCCACAGTCACCACCACCACCAAATATTAGTCTACGTCTGACAGGTGGGGACGACATGATGAACCCACTCCTACTCGCATTCATGCTCAAGACAGGTCAGGCTCCAGAGCCAGAGCTTGTTGAGAAGGCAAGGGCACTGATCGAGTCAGCTGTAACGCCCAGACCGGCGGTTGTAAGCCCACAAGGCACTCCAGCAGGACCGCCAACGAATATTGGAGAAGCTAACCCAGAGGCAGGACTTCTGCCAGCCATTACCAAGCGTGCAGAAGACGGGCCGCAGGGTGGAACAACTGGTGGAGCAGGAGGATTACAGTAATGCCTATGTATGATCGAGTCTGTATTGACTCTAACTGCAACACAGAGCTTATTGATTGTTACGAACCAATCGAAGCTCCAGAGGTTCCTTGCACAAAGTGTGGGAAACGGACGGAACGTGCGTGGATTGGCAAGCCGTCTGGTGTCATCGGGGATGATATCCCTGGTGGGATTTGGATGCGCCACGGACTTTGCAACGAAGACGGTTCTCCTAGGAAGTATTACTCCAAAAGTGAGATTGCTGCAGAAGCGAAGAAGCGTGGACTTGTGAACTACGTGGAGCACACCCCAGAGCCAGGTTCTGACAAGAGTCGGCACACGACGAAGTGGTACTAAATGGCAGAGCGAGACACTATCAGGTGGCGCGTGAACAAGGCGCTAGAACCCACAAGAGGGCCTAGAACCCCAAAGATTCCAGTTGATCCTAAGTGGTTCAGGAAGAACGCGGTTACGATCAACGTCAAACTACGACAGGAAATCATTGACGCCCTACCGTTCGAAATGGATAAACAATTAGCGGATCTTATACTTCGAACGATATTCAGTAAAATTGTAGAAGGTGTAAAGTCTGATGGACGTGTGGTGATTAATGGATTTGGAAGGTTCGTTAAACGTAAGCGTCATAGAGTATGGCGTAAATTCAATCCGTATGTAGGTGCAGGAAAGATAATCCCAGGTGGTAGAATAGCTGTTAAGCCGACGAACACCCTAGCGTTCGAGGCGTGTAAGCGTTTCAGAAGGTCCATGAGAGATGAGGAACAAGATGCATAACCATAGTCATTGCTGTGAGCACAATAATATCAAGTTTTGTAAGGCGTGCCGACTTCCCTACTGTGTAGACTGTAAGAAAGAATGGGGTCGAAGCAGTTATTGGAATTACACACTTCAGCCCACTTATTATGGAAACACGTATCTATCTCAAGACGTACCAACGCTAACCGTCACTGGTAGTGGGGCAGCAGTCGCCTGCAATCACGAGGGATAAATGGACATTTTGGAGCCAATCAAAGAGCGTGACATTGTCGATTACGACTTTATGTTCGTAGGTGGAGCCAAGCTGGCCATTACGTTGGACCCAGAAGCTGGGGACACGGTCAATGAATATGACACCCACTACGAACTACACACGGTAGCTAGACCTAACCCAACAAACCCTGAAGATTCCATTGATGCTGAGACTGTGAAGGTGTTTAAGAATCAACTGGCCGTTCTAGCTACGTGTTGGCGAAAGCAGCGCATGCCATCTGAAGAGGAGAAGCGAGAGATGGAGAAGTTCATCCACGAG